TGGTTCGGGTAGTGGCAAATCGTTGTTCATGCAGAACATTGCTATTAACTGGATCACTGCTGGACTCAACGGTGTGTTCCTTACACTAGAACTTAGCGAAGAACTTTGTGCCATGCGTATGGATGCTATGGTTGCAAACTGTAGCACAAAAGAAATATTCCGAGATCTAGATACACTGGAAATGAAGATACGTATGGTAGGAAAGAAATCGGGCAAGTTGCGTATCAAATACATGCCAGCACAGAGCAATGTGAATCACATTCGTGCCTATCTCAAAGAACTAGAAATACAAACAGGACAGAAAACAGACTTTATCATGGTTGATTATCTTGACCTTGTGATGCCGGTTAGTGCCAAAGTCAGTCCTAGTGATTTGTTTGTCAAAGACAAGTATGTGAGTGAAGAACTGCGCAATCTTGCTAGAGAATTTAATATATTAATGATTACTGCATCGCAGTTGAATCGATCAGCAGTAGAAGAAATTGAATTTGATCACAGCCATATCTCGGGTGGTATCAGTAAAATTAACACAGCTGATAATGTGTTTGGCATCTTTACTTCAAGGGCTATGCGTGAGCGTGGTAGATATCAAATACAGTTAATGAAAACTCGTAGTTCGAGCGGTGTAGGTCAAAAAGTCGATCTCGAGTTCAACATCGAAAGCCTGCGTATTACAGATCCGGGCGAAGATGCACAAAGTGAAAACGGAGGACAAGGCTTCCGTACTAGCAGTCAGATCATGGATCAGATCAAGACCACTGCAACCGCCAGTAGCCCTATGATCACTGCCAAACCCAAGCCAGGATATGATATTGAAAAATCTGTGCAAGCAAATGTAGATAGTACAAAATTAAAACAGATGCTTGCAAGTCTAAAAACTAAAACCGAATAAATATCTAATAACGGAGTAGATTTTGCAAAAGCGCACCCGTAGTATCTTGGATGAATTAGCTCACATGCCCGTCGGTCGAGATAGGGAAAATCTTGTTGAAAGTCGTGCTGGTCATGTTATTCAAGGTGCTATTAATTTGATAAATTATATCAAAGAAAATTATGATGCTGAGCAAGCCGCTGAACTAGAACGTAGGCTGCTCAACAGTATTCGCGCACAGGACCCTGCTAAATTTGCTCGTGGTGTTAGGAGATTTCGTAATGAAAATTAAAGATATAATTGGCGAAGGTTTTATGTCAGGATTTGCAAAAGGTTTTTTGGGCGGACTTAAACCAAAAGTATTTCAAGACATTGAACAGGCACAACAATCTGGACTGCAATCTTTACCACCCAATATAAAAGATACAGCAATTCTTGCATATAAAAAATTTGGTGATAATCCTGAATCGGACTATCCAGGTGCTGCCGGATGGATACCACCAGATGCATTTGGTCCTATGGTTAATGCACAAGCAACAGCGTTAGGTAAGGATCCTGAACCACCTCCAAAACCCAAAACTAAACAACGATTACGAAGTCTATTTCAGCCTGAGCCAACAACTGCTTCGGAACCATCTGATGATTCAAGTTTGTCTATTCCGCAAGGACAAAGAATAGCAGTAATGAATCCACAAAAAAATGCTACGTTTTATAAGTATTCAGATGGACGATGGACTGATGAATACGGACAGGTAATGCCAACAGCATCACATGGTGCATTAAATAAATTTGCCGATACGGCGGGTAGAATGGAGCCTATTCCTAGCAAGAAATCCATAAGCGGTTTTCGTCCTAGAAGAGGAGTAAAAGGCGGTGCTTAATTTAAACGAAGGTGGTAATGTTTTTAAAAGCCAAACTGGAGAAGCTCTTACACAAAGAATTAACCGTGAAGATGTTCCAGATACTATAAATTGGATAGAATCTGTTACTAACTTAAAATTTCCTATTGAAACCTGGCTAGGAACTACTGGTAGGAAAAGTTCATCTGGTGATTTAGATTTAGCAGTTGATGAAAATACAACTACCAAAGAAGATTTGATAAAAGTTTTGTTGGCAAACGGTGTTGATGCCAAAGATATAAAAAAGTCAGGTGATAGCGTTCATATCAAAGCACCTATTGCAGGTAACAACCAAAAAGGATTTGTACAGGCTGATTTAATGTTTGGTGATCCCGGATGGCAAGCTTTTAGTATGTCAGGTGCTCCAGAAGAAAGCAAACTGACAGGCATGAGTCGCCATGTTATTCTTGCCAGTATCGTAGCAGCATTGCATCCAGGACTCAAATGGAGTTATAAACACGGACTTGTTGATCGTGTAACTAACAAAACTATAGAAGATGGAAAGAGCGCAAAAAAATTAAGTGACATTACTGGTATTCCTGTAGCTCAATTGAATACAGCAGATGATATACTCGATGCAGTTAGTAAAAGACCAAACTACGAACAGCTGATTGCTGCTGCAAGAGAAACACTGGCCAAGAGTGACATACAACTGCCAGAGGCAGCACCTGCCCCGGGCACTGCTGCTTGGTTTAGAACTTATTCAGACAAGTTTGCCTAATGTTATTAGAATTTATTACCACACTTACAGAAGGTATTAGAACGCCACATCCAGAGGATTTCATTCTCAACGGTAGTGGTGCAGCCACAGATGCCATAGATGGCATGCTGTCTGCTGTATCCAATCCCAATCTAGTGAGCATTAAATGGGACGGAAGTCCTGCAATTATTTTTGGACGTAGATTGGCTGACGGTCTATTTACTATGAACTACAAAGAATATATTGCTAACCCCGGCGGACAAGTAACGTCGTCGCAAGAGTTGCTAGATTTTTTTGTTAAAAATCAAAAAAACATAGACGTTGGGCAAAAATTAGCTGCCATGTTTGATGCAGTGGCTTCTATAGTGCCTGGCAATTTTCAAGGCTTTGTACAAGGTGATGTTATGTGGACTGACCCTGTGCAAGAACAACAATCATACTTTACCTTTCAGGCCAATCCGCACGGTGTGACTTACAAGGTCAAATCTAACAGCGCAGTGGGCAAAGAAATAAAAGGCAGACCATTTGGTTTAGCAGTTCATACCTATGGAACAGATGTTATAAAAACACCTAAAGGTGCAGATTTGGTGAATAAAACATCGTTGCAGGGATTAGGCGGGCTCGGCGGTACTAATCAAAACATTACAGTTTTAACCGGTAACATGGGTACCAAGTTCAGATTAAAGGAACCTGTTCAGCAGACCCGGGCAGCTCAAGCTGCTGTGCAAAATTTTGCAAGTTTAAATGGAGACGCTTTTTTAGGCAGTCTGACACAATCCACAGTATCAAAACTGCAAACATACTATAATAGAAAATACACAGGACAAGCAGTTGATGCTGCCTGGCTGCAGAATAATCTAACTAAACCGCAATTTGCATTAGTGGCAGACGAAGAGAATAGACCTATAATGGAAGCAATGGACGCCGCTTATGTGGCCATATACAATCTTAAACTGGCTATATTGCAACAACTGGAGCCACAAGTGGGTGGCGTTGAGCAGTATGTAGGCAATGTTCCTAAAGGCGAAGGCTTTATAGTCAATACACCCAGCGGATTCATTAAATTGGTCAATCGCGGGGTATTTTCTACCGCAAATGTACAAGGAAGATTGTAGTTTTTTCCAAACCTGCATAAATATTTGCATGCGGTAAACGCAAATGTTTAAGGAGAAACAACATGTCAATCGGAGTCCAAAGAGTAAGTGGTGATAGTCAAATTGTAACCAATATTGGCGAAGGCACCAGTAAAAATGCAAACGCAGTTATTATCAACACAGGTATTAACAGCCCAATCCAGGCTTACAAAATTACCACACTAGGTATTACTGCTAACCTAGCAAATGAATTAAAAGGCCCAAGCACAGCTGAAAAAGATGGCGCTGTACATACACTATTAAAAACAATCAGCTCAAATGCTACTATTCTAGCATATCAAGTTGATGCACAAGGTTCAACTGCACAATTGAGTGTTATCACTGAACGTAGTGGTTGGAGTGCTACAGATTTACAAACAGTCATTCGTACACTAAGCCATGATGGTACCCCTGGTGCTAACATTGGTGCATATGGTAATGTATTCCCTGCACTAGCAGCAGTTACAACCTCAAGCGGTATCAAGATCGCTTAATTGATTTATATCAATAAAACAAAGCAGCTTCGGCTGCTTTTTTTATGACCGCCATAAATATCTACAGCGAAAGCAAAATTTTAGGAGAAAATAATGCCAATCGGAATTGATCGTAGCGCAGGCTACAACTATGCAGGTTTAACAGGTGTTCTAAACGGTATTCAATTTACCGAAGTAGGACAAAGCGTTGTATTTTATATCGTGGCAGCTGGTGTAAACCTTTCAGCTGAAGATGATGCGGCCAACGAAGCATTTGAAGCAATCATTCAAGTGTTTCCACCAGTGTTGGCTTACTATGCACACCCAACATCGGGTGCTATCAGTTTGTGCTGCGATGGTGTAAATGCACCAGACGCTAGTGTATTACAGACTGCAATCCAGGCAATTGGAACACGCAAAGGTTCTGTTAACCTAGGCAGTGCTACTGTTACCAACGGTACAAGTTTTGTTGTGGCTTAAACAACCAAAACTTAAACAATCAAAGGCAGACTTAGTTCTGCCTTTTTTATTTTATAAATATCTACATGTACTTTTACACAGGCGTAACATTGGTTGATATAACTGCTACAGGTGTTATTAGACATTCGGCTGATAACGAGCTAAAACGCAATCAACAACGTAATTGGGAGACTGTGCTACAATGCATTGGCATCAAAGCGCAGCCACAACACATTGACGGTCCATACGTAATTGAAGACACAGAAGTGGATGCCACCTCACATTTTCCAGAAATATACCACGGCAGACAAAGATGTTGGGTATTCAGCTTTGGCGTTGAACATGAAGATGTTTTTCTCAGAGATGAGGATCCAGTAGGAGCTCTTGACGAAGCTTTTAGTAAAGTACCTATAATTTGCGGGTTAGAAGAAACAACACGATTTATGTTGCCAATTTTTTATCCTTACGGCTCAATAAAAAACATATATTTTATAAAAGGCAGAATCAACTTAAATACTGTCTAAACACAGGCACATTTAAGGCAACTTGCTCATGGCACACAATCTAGGCACTACTACAGAACCCTCTATTTTGAATGGAAGAAAGAGATGGCAGCAAGCGAAAGAGCAAGCCTTGAAGCGCACGTGGATTTATGCGCTGAAAGATACAAGGCATTGGAAGACAAACTAGACAAGTTAGAACAGCGCATGACTAATATGGAAGAACATATTATCATCATACGCACGAAAATATCAGAATCTGCAGCAGAGGCTACTAGTAAAAGTAGCGGGCAGTTGATTACCGTTGGCACAGCATTTGGCGTAGCAATGCTCACAGGTTTAATTATGGTCATAG